GCCTGAGTGTGTTTACCGTTGATCGGATCGTGAGCATGGTGGCATGAGATACCTCCAGAGCCTTTGAGTCAGTAAAGAGCTCGCATAATTCAGCAAAAGTGTTTATCCGCTTCGTGGTACCGAATTTGCTTAAAGCCTTTGATTCAGGAAAGCGAGCTGCGTAATCGAAATTACCCATCTGAATTTCACTGACTATCATTGCCCTCAGATTGCCAGCTTTCTTAATATTGCTGTTGTTCACCAGCCAGCCGCGAAGAACCTCGCGGCATCTCACGCCACGATAGTAAAACGTGATGCGGATTTTTCCGTTATGTAGCTCTACGCCGGTAGGGAGATTCATCAGATATCCTGCACTAACTGGTTTATTTTAGGTAGGTTGTACCAGAGCAATCCTTTGGAATTGTCGGTTTGCCCCTGGGCTGTAAGATGCTTGAAATGAACACCTTCAACCCACAGCTTCAGTCGGTAATTTTTGATTTGGCCTTCTGTGAGACCGGTTCTTTCGGTGAGTCTGGCTTCAACAACCCACTCTTCATTGAAAATGACCTGTGCCATAGATGACTCCTGGCAACCGGCGTGAGTATACCCACGTCTGTTGCGTCGTGTTGATTATTCGAAATCAGGTAAAAAGAGGCCCCGACGAAGCGGGGCATGCACATTTTTAGAAAATTAGTTGGGTAAATCCAATATCTGCCGATATGTTAGGAGTTATATTTTAGGGAACGACATCCATGAAAAGAAAGCATTTGCTGCTGTTTGTGCTTTTAGCATTGGCCCAATGTAGTCATGCTCAAGAACAATACAATTTTGAAGATGTAAAACCTGCAGTTATTGAATTCTTCAAGCGCGGGGCAGGGAATCCTGATGGCTGCGATGTGTTCAAACAACAACTAGCCAAAAATCCTGAAGATGAGCAAGCAAGGAAAATGATGATTGGTTTTTGTGACAGTGACTTAGATACATCTAAGCCAGTAACTTTCACAGAAATGTCATCGCATAGCTCTGAAGGGCATCCATATGTTTGCGGCATCATATCTGGCCAGACACAACTAGGCCGAAAAATAGGCGCGCGTTTTATTGCTGCCGAACCATATCATTTAGTGCTGGGCTTCAAGTATTCACGACGACCGATAGCTTACGTAACGGATGATGGGTTTTTGGTCGATGAGTTTCGTTCTCAGCTGAAAGCCTACAACGAGCTATATGCAAAAGCATGTAAATGAATTAAATCCCTCTCTGCTTATTCTTCAACTCGATAACAGATTGGCACTCCGCGCACGTCTGGCATCCTGGTACCGCAGCGCGCCGCGGCTCGGGAATTGGTTCGTCGCATTCTTCACAACGCTCGGCTGATACGGCTTTACGGTTCAGACGGTGAGCGGAAAGGGCAGCGTTACGCTGAAGCTCTTCAATCTCTGCTGCGGTATCGATGATGTCGGCCATGGTCACTCCTTACCGAGGGCTTTATTGATAGCATGCAGCGCCTTCTTTCCGGCAGGTTCATCTTCGAGCCGCCAGTTACCGGCATCACCTGAATCAGCGAGCTGCTTATAATTGTCGAACAGGCATTGCAGCGCTTCCAATAACTCCGGCGCGGCGGCGATAAGTCTGCCGTTATGGTCCTCGCAGCCATTTACTACAAGATCAGCAATGAGGCCAGAGGGCTTACTGACAACCTCACCAAGTTTCTGAATGTAAATCCATTCACCTTTGGTCCCTTCAAACTCTTTCATAATCAATGCTCCCGGAACTGTCGGTTAATTCGGTTGAAGGTGAACGCCAGCAATAAAAAAGGCCGCGTTAGCGACCCGGGGAATTTTGTTGTCATTGTTCGGCTCCAAAGCGCCCGTTAAGACGGCCAGTTTTGACGACGAACTCCAGAAGGCTAACTCCCAGAGCTTCAATTTTCTTGCGATGCTTGTTGATGATGGGAGGCACCGTTTCGTTCCAGTTAGGCTTTGGCTTCTTGCGCATGGCCTGCTGGATTTCCTCGGTGCAGCGGCGGCAGGCGGCGCGTACGGCGTTGTCTGTTTCTGGCGTCATGCGGCCTCCGTTTTCACAACATTGATGGCGCAGCCGGGCAGCAGTTCTACAGCGGCGGTGTCGCACTGGTTTCCCCAGTAGTGCCAGCCTGGTGCCGCGCTGCGGCTGAACAGCTCAATGCGAGGCACATCACCGTAAAGCAACTCCAGCCGGCGGCGAGCTTCCCACGGCTTTTCGCTGTGCGCGCCCAGCGGGCTGTAGACCACCTGCTTAATCCCGGCGTGCTTTCGTTCCAGCCCGGCGCCGCGGGTAGCAATCAGCAGATCTTCGGTATTGGCCCGGGTGTGGTTGCCGCCGTTCATGCGCGTCTCGGCGTTAAGCAGATCGAGGAAGTCGTAAAAGTCGGTGATTTCACCCTCGGCCAGCGCCTTAGTGATGCGCAGTTCCGCGTTCTGATTCAGCTTCACCCAGGTAAAGCCTTTCATTGTTCGAACGGTAAAGCCCCAGGCCTCGGCCAGTTCGATAGCTTCCTGGTTATGCGTGCCGGTGTACCACATCGCCAGCACTGCGTTATCGGCGGCAAGTTCCCACACTGGGAGGCGCTTGATGTCGATTAGCTTCATGGTGGAATAGTGATCGGCAGCAGCCCCGTTGCTGATGGTGTTGCCGTAAGACCAGGGCGGATCTGCGTAGATAAGAGAGTATTTTCCGGTCATGCATCCTCCCGTCTGCGTGCCAGCAACGGCCCGTCGTGTCCTGCGTTAAAGCTTTCAACCATCGCCCGGCAACACGCAGGACAACAGCTGTAAATCCTTTGCGGCTTTCCATCGAATTTCCAGTAAGCAGAACGCATAGACGCGGAGAACGTGGCGCAGATATCGCAATGAAAGGATAATGTTTCCAGAACCCTCGTTAGCTGAGCCTCGGAGAGTTCGAACTTTCTGGCGATAACCGCATGCTCAAGACCGGCATCAAGCAGGGCTTCAATCAGCTGTAGATCGTCGATGGTTAATTTCCCACAACGGTAAAGCCCCATGCTGCTGGCCTTCATCTGGATAGAAGATTTGGTGCGCTGTAACATTGCGCAGAGCTCATCCATGTTCATGTAAAGGTAGGTTTTGGACAAAAAAATGTCCTGAGAATCAGGCCAGGGCATTGAGTGCATCTGCATTGTCATAACTATTCCCCAAGGCTTTTCGCCAGGATAACTTTGACGAGCCGCTCAGCAGCAAATTTCTGCGCCGGGACGGAGGCAATGATCGATGGCCGGTCTTTTTCGGCATTGACGCATACGCCACCCCATCGCGAGATCAGGAAGAAGTCTTCCATCTCAGAGGATCCTGAATTGCTTGCCAGATCCTCAATCATCTGGACGATATCGACTATTGAGTGGTCAGCCATCAGCCGCTGAACAGCGTAGCCGAAAGCGTTGATCATCACCGCGTGGAACTGAATGTAGTCGCGCTTATAGTCTGCCTGGCTGGTACCGTGGCGAATCGCCTCAATCTGCGTCAGGGCCAACCAGGCTTCCCAGATAGATTCGATGTCGCCCATTTCCAACGGCTTACTGCCCGCGCTGGCAAACTTGGCCGTCGCGTCGCTAAGCGCCTTGAAGCTCACCCACAACTTACTTTTCGCCGGAACGACGTTGTGCTCGAAGTCTGTCACCTCTGCGAAGGTGTCATGCTGAGACAGGAACGTCACCATCCCCTGTGCCACATCATTACGCCCGTCATAGGCCAAGTTGATCGCAGCGGAAGGTTTCGAGACGTTGTTATTGATATCGGAGAAGAACTGCTGGCGTGCCTTCAGTGGGAGATTATGGGTCAGCATCAGCGGGATGCTGATTGGCTCTCCGTAAGTCCGGCAGAACTCAGCTAACCCGGCGGCGCGGTGCTGGCCGTCGAACAGCTTGATCACTGCATCCATAGGGAAGCGTGCGACGCCCACATTCGTATTGCCGAACTCTTCAAACTCAATATCCGCGTCGCAGTTGCCGACCAGCGGCGGGATGATGAAGGGCTCTTTATTTTGGTAGGCATTGACGAGGTAATGGTAAAACTTCTTCACGCGCGCCTGGTTAATTTCGCGTTGAGAACGCTCGAGCGTGCTGCCGAGATTATCGGACGCAAGTATGCGCGTCAGCGCCCGGGCAGGTGCTGTGATCATGTAAGTCACTGTGCCACCCTGCGTGCCGCGCGATGCCGGGAACTCGAAGAAATAATCGCCTACTTTGCTCATGCCGCCTCCTGCCTTTCCCGATATTCCTCAGCTAGCCGCTGCGCCTTTAATGGATTGCTGACCACTTCACCCCATGGCATTAGCCAGCCGTTACCAATGAA